CGGTCTTGCTCTGATTTCTATGTGGTCATGTCTCTTATGATACATTTATACTACCGCCATTCTCACTCTCCTGCCAGGTCGTTTGTAATCTCGATCACTACCGCCCGGAGATTAAACAGGTTTGGAACCTGATCGAATGTAAATACTCCGGAAACCACTAAACTTACCCAAGTTTTTACTAAAATACTGTTTTTTGTAAATGTCATGATTATTCTCCTTTCGTTCCATCAAGCACTTGATACACCACATCCCGAAGATTGCTTAAACCTGGGACCTGCTCCCTGGTATATGTACCGGCGAGGACAAGGCTTACCCACGTTTTTACAATAACGCTGTTTTCATTAAACATCTGCTTCACCCCCCTCTATATTTTGCGGCGTCCCCGCTGCTGAAGTCGCAAGCGTAGCGATCACTGTTGTCAACTCCGCGATTGCCATTTGCAGATCTGTGTTTGTCTGGTTAACAGTATCCTCGACATTGGTGAGACGTTCCTCGGTCGTTGTCCCCTCCTTGTATAACACCACTCCATAGATCTGCCCTGTGTAGATTTCTGCATGGTCGTATGCCGTGTAACCTTTGTAGGTCGCAATCGTCTGCCCTCGCTCCTGTACAATCATGCGGGATGTCCGGCTAGAGTCAGTAAACAGCACCTTTAACTGTTCCGGAGTAATTCCAACCGTCAGAATTCGCAGGTAATCCCCGTGGGATTCAACCTGCTGAACAATAATCTCGGTTGCATCATTAAAAATAAGCTTCATAAATATCATTCCTTTCTGTGCATCTATTTGAATAATAAAGGTTTGTCAGAGTTATCAGATCGTGAAGATGTCACCCTTAAAACCGGCGTGCGTTTGACGCGCTACGGAAAACTCCGCGTGCTCAGTCTTGTTAACGCGAGCAGTCCTACAGCAGGCGATATCGTAAGACTACCATCGGAGGATATACCCTCTAATTATGTAATGTCGTCTGCCTTGGTTCGGGGGCAAACACGAGGAGATTATTTTGTTTCTATAACGCCTGCTGATGCCAATCCCCCGGGAAAAGTAGGAATTTTTATCGGAAATAATGAGGCACAAGTTGTAAGTGGGGGCTATATTGTAGCTTGCGTGACATAGTGTGTATAAGCGCTTAATCCGACATTTTTATGTACTCCATAACTACGATGGCGGAACATGGAAGTGATAAGTGTTATTTAATTTCCCACTCTGCATCAATAAAAATGTAATTATTTGTGGCTTTTGGGATGCAGAAAAACAGATTGCCGTTTGCTTTTGCTAAAGAGGTACAGGCAACTGGATTTTTATACGCTCCATCTGATGCAGTTACATTGACAGCAGTATCAATTAACGGTCGGTACTGTGACGGTATCGTAAAAGCATTGTTGTACACATTATTTGCAACAATTATAGAGGTTGTGTAGATTTCCATATTCAGATGTATTGCGTTACCAATCTTGTAAGAGTTGTTTGCTATTACTTTCCAAATCCCAGTGTTCAATCCGAGATCAGTCGGTGTGAGCGTCTTTTTATCGTGATACAACTGTAACTCCGACAAATCTTTATTTATTGTAGACATATCCAGCAGCACCTTAAATAACGGTTTCACTGCTACGATATTCAATCCACTCAGTTCCACTTCATAGAGTGGCCAGTCTGCCTTCATATCACCAGAACGTATATCTCCTTCCGTATGTAAAGGCACTGCTGGATTCACACCTGGCGTTCCTTTTATAATAACGGTCTCTGTTGTTTCTATCTTAGTATCCGGATTCTTCGTATATCTTTCTACGATAAGATCGATTCGTTTCATCCCTTGTGTTCCATTTTCGATCGCAACTTCGTCTGACCGTCCTTTAGGGATTACCACTTGTCTTCCCTGCATTATTCCACAGCCGTCATGAATTTTTAACAAATTATTCGATATCAATTCAGCTTCGAATTTTCTCCCTGTCCCCATAACATAAGAATCTGCGCCGGAAAACCCCCGATTCAAATCCGCCCAATTTTCAGGCGTAATATGCGCTTTCCCGCCATATCCTGTTACCAATTCCATAATCAATCATCTCCTTTTAACTTGTATTCAACCTTCATTCGTTCACCTCTGATTACTAAGATCTTACGTACAACTGGCTTTTGCACCAAAATCCCCGTTATATAATCTCTTCCAGATACGATATCACCGATTTCTAGGTCAGCATCCTCTATCCGCATTTCAAATTCCTTATAATTCGCTAAACTTTGTAATCGCTTTGTACCATCTTTTCTAAGCTGTTCTATATCAGATTGGGATGTATATGAGTATAGCGCTGTGCGCTCATGGATGCCTTTGTAGTACTGCTTTTCCCCAACACTCCCATCTTCTTGTACATACAGATGCAGGATCGTTCTGTCAGTTCCCTCTCCTGTTCCGGCACAGATCAGATGGTTGATTCCCCGCCTGTAATCTCTAGTAATAAAATTAATCCGATTGTCTTGGTTATATTCTTTTTTCAACATCTTTGCAGGAACAGCCTGTAGTTCCACCCATCCAGGTATTCCCGGTTCTCCCCGTTTATGCCGGATGTCCAACCGATATCCCACGCTTGCCAAAAGATCTTCAATCCCGTTTAAAAGAGTGCAGTAACGATCAAACTGGAAGTTCTGTATAATCACACCGGTATCAACCTGAGGAACTAAAAAAAGACCGTCAAATCGACCGTCTATCAGATTTCTCAATATGCTGTTTAGTTCACCGGAAACTGTAAGGTAATCTTTTCCAGATGGCGGCTCAATAATTTTCTTTCCAAGCATTCCTCGCCAAGTGTCCCCCGTCATTTTGATGGCATTCTGTTTCGTTATTGTCTTCATATCTCCGATAATTCCGCCGTATTCTGTATCCGGAATGTAGATCATGTACCCGTAATTTAACTTCTTCTTATCCCAAAAATTCAGATTTATATCACATTCAAAATCATTCGTATCTCCCAGTTCCAGATCCACCGCAATGCACCGATCCAGATTCTCAAGTTCTTTCCCTACAGCATCTGCAACTATCATCTTTTCTGTGCACATTTTGGTTCACTCCTTTCAATAAACAACAACAAATCAAAACCGAAACTTCCATCCCAACTTACAAGATTATATCTCGGCTGTATTTTTTCAAACGGAGAATTCGGACTGGTCACTCGATTATCGAACTCATTCACTTTCGTCCCATTTGTTCGTACACGGAAGACCGTTCCTTCCCTGGAATCAATCAGAAGATATTCCCCTCCGTCCAGCTTTGTCCTTACTTCATATAGATTATCCCCTATTACAATTCTCGGATTCAAGCACGGTCCGTATATCGTTAAAAGAAAATCGCACGCGGCGTAATGCTCTATAGTAATGCTGCCAGTTCCCTTCTCATCTCCCATGAGGTCAAACGGTGTATCAAATGGGAAATCCAAATATCCCACGCCTTTTCCTTCAACGCCTTTTTTGAATTCGTATTTTTTATCCGTAATCCAAAACGGATGATCCGTCACAACGGTAAGATTTTTAACCTGTATCGGAACACCCATAAACGCATCAGTTTTTATATCACCGGATATATAGCAGGACAAATACTGATCTCCAATATACAGCCGCCCGGGGGTGTGATCTATGATGTCTTTTACAACGATGCTGTGGAAATTATTCAGGATGTCCGCAAATTCCTCATCTGAATCCGCGGTCACAGTAACCGTAATGGGATATGTTGCCATTTCTCTTGTAAATGACGTTATTTTCCCATTATCTGTATCTGCATCCCATGAATAGTTGAATAACTCTTGATATTTCAAAATCACATTTTCAGAGTCAAGGAGAATCTTTTCATTTAAATGATTAATGTAATACATATCCATGCTAAAGAATTCCCCTTTCTCGCAAATGCTCATCTATAATTCTACCAAGTTCCCTGCTACCCACTGATAAAGTAAGTTCCCTGACCGCAGATTTCATACACTTTTCCATCTTATTGTAATCAATCCCCGGATCGTTACTATACGCCTTGTTCTCCTCCGCTGTCAGGACACGCTCTCCTTTGTGTAACACTGCCTGATATCCGTCGTAGGGTACGTTATCAAGTCCGTTGTAGTGAGAATATCCCTGCGCTGCTGAAATCGCAGCGTTAATACCGCTTGTTATTGCGTTCGTTGCTAATGTGATCGACAGTGTCCTCGCTCTCGTGGCGTTGTTCGCCTCCTCATCAATCGCCCGTAAATTTGCGATTGTTCCGT